ACATCTGTGGATACAGATATGTTTCTGAATGTGGAAATAAACGTATCATTCATGTACGTAATATTCCCGTCATTACTATTTTCGAAAGCATTCTTCCTGGCCATAAAGGCAACCTCTTGGGCTACCAATGAGGCTATATACTTAGGTGAGTAAGAACTATCATCACTTCTTACACCCTTGTAATACGTGGTTAATATCTGCTCAGCAATATATCCGTATGTAGTTAATGCCATATTATTTATAATCCAGTTTGAGTTTTCACATTAGCGAACTGAGAAACATCTCCATCCTTTATATTAAGACCTGCGTAACTTAGTGCTAAATATACAACCTCATTCATATCCATGTCTGCCCACTCAGGCTGAACACTAGTACTTACATCGTATACAGGGATGTTATTTACTATTGTATACCCCCATACCATATCTACCGGTTTCTTAAGATAGATAATAGTCGCACTACCAAGGGATTTAGGGTAAAACTGAAGTTTAGTTCTTAATTGAGTATATATAGGATATTTAGCATCTGGTGCTTCAATATTTGAGCTTAAGTTATTAGCTACCCTATCGTGCTCAACCCTGGTTACTTCATAGTCTATACCATTAATAGTATGTGTTATAGATACTGTTTGATATAAGTCTGTTGGTGTATTTACTAAACCATTAGAGTCTATACTTAATGCTGTAGGATCAGATAAAAAAGGAGCTAGGCTTCTGCTTATCTTCTCAGTTACAGCGTATGTTATTTTAGGTACCGGTCTATCATACCTATAGTCGTTTTGGTTCCCATATAATTTATTAAAATATTGCGTTTGAGCCCTATTTAATATCAAATCAATTTCTGATGGAGATAAATACACACCAGAATTACTTTGCCTTATAAGGAAGTTTATAAATTTATGTGCACCGTCTATAGTCATAATGATACAAAGATAATCAATATTTAAACCTGTTTTTATTAACACAAAAAAGTCCCCCACCGATTAAGATGGGAGACTAACACAAGAAAGGAATCAGGGAAGTTCTTACATCTTCTTCAATTGCTCATACATAGAAACCGCATTACTGTTCTTCTGAACAACTAACTTAGCTACGTATTGAGGAATATTAGAACCTTTAGGAACATCAATAATAACCTTTCTACTTTCGGACCATACTAATTTATTTTCCAATATTGATCCACTAATAATATTGTTTTCCAGGGCTTGTTTAACCTTAAATATTACATCATTCTTAGTATCTGAAAAGTGAGAAACAAAATAACTAGGATTACTCTTAGCTCTCATGATAAACTCTTTTCTTATTGAATTAAATGATTGATTTATATCAATACCAAGTACAAAAGCAAAAGGAAGCATATCCTCATCTGAACACTCCTTAGCTGTTTTAAGTGCTTCATACTCAATATCTAACAAATCTAACGCCTTTTTATTATCAGCATCAACATCTATTAATTTATACTCAGGCTTAGAATTTGCTTTTCTATACTTCTTACCCTCGAATGAGTCATGGGATAATAGTGCAGCCAACTTATTCTTTTCATAACCCTTGACAATCAGGTGGCCACCAGAGAAAATAATATCCTCGTAGTCATCATAACCCTGAGGCTCTAAACCCTCCTGGTCATCAACCCATATACTGTCTATACCTTTTAAACATCTCCACCTACGATTCTTTTTAGTCTCATCATCGATAGTTGTCCCCTCAGAAGGTAGTGCGTAAATAGGTGGGAATGGGTTACCACTAATGTGACCGCCATCCTTATCAACAGGTTTATACTTTTCCCATGTCTTTGTTAATACGAAGTGGTAACTCTTATCGAGCTCATCAACCTCTTCAACTTGTTTTTTACCCCAGTTTGGATTCCCTCTCCTTTTAACTGGTGCTTCTTCTAACTGCTCTTCCATGTTTTGTTTGTGTGTATGCGTTTCCTTTTTATTATTCTTCCTTTGTGTATTTTAAATAAGGGTGAGGTAATTTAATCCCCACCCTTAATTGTTGTAGTTATTAGCTACCTTTAACGATTGCGTACTGGTTAGCACCCATCACCTGAACTCCGTAGTAAGCTACTTGAGACACAACCAGTTCCATTTTAGCGGAGGTTGGTACTTTTGCTAGACCACCAGTTTCAGCGATTTGCACTTTCTGTCCATTTCCTAGGATATCCTGGAAACGGATGTTGAAACGAGGTACGATGTTACGAGTTACTGCATCAGCGGTAGATCCTTTAGGAATCAACAAACCGAAGTTCTCACGAGTAGTTCCTGAAGCTGAAGAGCCATAGAATGCTTGCTCAGAGAATGGTAAGTAACGAGTGAAGTTAAACTTACGCTGGTAAGGAGCGAATGACTTAAATCCAAATGAAAGATCTAGATTACCATTCAATCCTGCAGCATCTCCTTGATTGTAAAGGATAGCACCGTTATTAAAGTCAGCACCCAATGCATTCTGGATAGCAATGTGTTGCTTAACATCACACAACCAATCGTACTCTTGTGGAGCGCCTTGAGAGTCTAACTGACGCTCGATGCTTGCAAAAGTATTTTGAGCTGAGAATGTAGAGTAGCCAACATTCAAACCATTAGCTTGAGTCTGCTGAATAACACCGGCAGAACCTGACTCGTTATAACCTAAGTTATCGGTTAAGTTAGAGTCCATTAAAAGCAATTCACGCTGTAGCAAGAACTTCTTATTATCAGCTAAACTAAGGTCAGTAAATTTAGAGTCAATACGAATCTGAGTTACATAGTTAGTGTACTTGTCGATACCTTGAATAGTAGTACTGGTGTAGTCAGAAGCCTCACCTACATACTTATATCCACGACCTTGTAGTTCATCACCAATAAGAACGCTAGCGTTTTCTGATTGAATTACCGGAGCAATTGTTACTGTATGAGCACTTGGTGTAGATTTATCTACAGCTGTAACACGTGACTCAACACCTGTACGAGCATTATAAAGAATCAACCCAACCTCAGGAAGAGATTTAGTTCCTGATGCGAAATAATCAGCAGAAGCAATTGTAAATGTAATCGCAGCACCTTCAGAACCTGAAACGGCAGCTGAAGCACGAACGAAAGACAATTGACGGCCCTTAGACTCATACCAGTAGAATAGCTTATTATCTGAAGCTAGTGTGTTGCCAGAGAGTTCGTTCAACATTACGTATGGAACGAATTGGAATTTGTCGATAAAATCACGATATGCACGTGGTACGACAATGTTAAGTTCAGAGATCAGCGTTCCGGCTCTGGTTGCTGATGCACTTGAATATGCACTTGGAATAGTTGCCATTTTGTTTTAATTTTTTTTGTTAAGTTAATAGTTAAATAGTTTTATTAAAGACCTAAAACAAATTCTCCATAAGCATATGGATTACCCGACTTAGCGTCTACAGTGTTTGTGGATACGTCTAAACTGATGTTCTTGATATCTTTACTAATCAAATCCATCTTAGCCTTCTCCTTTGATTGCGTCCAACCGGACCTAAAGATCTTCTCGTTATTCTCAAGAATATACACGTCCTCGGTAATTTTCTTTACATTGGGAGTTCCATCTTTATTAACCCAGCCACGATCAACCAGATAACTTTCGGCATTGAATGTTTTCATTTTATCTACCAATTGCCTTTGCTCGTCATCAGTTATCTTATAGGATACATCCTCGTCTCCTAACTTAAACTTAAACTCATTAACACCTGGCACTTCTTTTTCTACTGCAGATATCCACTCTTGCTGTAATCTTTGTATCTCAGCCTCGCTTAATGCAGAATCATCAACGCTTTCGTTATTATCTTTAACTTGCTCTGTAACTTTCTTTTCAGATACAGGTAAGCTTATATTTTCTTTTGCCTTTTCTAGTGAAGCCCTCGTTTCTTTAGCATCTCTCTTAAGCAGTTTCTCTGCTCGATCAACTTCTTTATTAAACTTAACAGCGTCTTTATATTCTTCAGGGTATATATCTTTATCGATCTCATCAAGATTTATCTTTTCACTTAAAATCCCAGAACCGTACTTAGTCTCAATTTCTAACTGAATATCATCTTTATCCCATGTAGGATTCTCAGATGCTATCTTTTTTGAAATTATATCAAAATCATTTATTTGACTATAATCAGTATTTTTTTGAACGTAATAGTTATAAACTAAATCATCGTTTCCGTTAAGTATAGCATCAATCAATGCTTGCTTATTAGGGTCTAAATCCGATAACTGATTAACAGCCTCAATTACTTCATTAGTAACCTGCACATTATCTTCAACACTAACTTCCCCACCTATTTGCTCGGTAGACTGTTCTATTACTTGGTCGTTAGCTTGGTCGTTAGCTTGGTCAATTACTTGGTCAACCTGTCCAACCTCTTCTTCTTGTACCGCTAAAACCTCTTCCTGTGTCTCAGCGTTAAAATTGTCATTAAGGACATCTTCCCAAGATGCTGCCTTATTCACATTTTCTTCCATAATTTTATTCTTCCTTTGTGTTATGCAAAATTAAATATTATTTTCTATGTATTTTTTACATCATCGGTTGCTCTTCTTCCATTGGAGCTTCACCGGTTTCTTCCTGTTGTTGTTGCGCTAGTGCCTGCGCTTCTTCCATGGCAGCTTGCTCTTCTATTTTAGCTTGTTCTTGTTGCTGTTGCTCCTGAAGCTCTTCCAGTAGTATTTGCTTCTGAGTCTGTACAACTCCATCGATACCATCGAATATAAAAGAAGGCATCTGGTCAAGAGATAAGCCTTGTTCAAGTAACTTCTCAAGAGTCTTAACTCGGAGTATATTAAAGTACTTAAGTGTTTCTTTTTCCTTTTCATTCTCAAGCTCTTCTTGATACTGTTGTAATTTAAACTGGGCTTTAGCTTGCTCTAATTGTAATTCACCCTTAGCCTTAGATTCAGCAGCCTGAACAGCTTGTTGCATTTGCATTTCACTATTTTGTCTTGCCTCTTCCATTCTTAACTTCCTTCTTTTTTTCTGAGCTGAGACTAGGTAATAATTCGCTGCCTTAGGATTATCTAGCATTCTTATTTGTATAGCATCCTCTAGGTCTATACTTGATTGGGCCAACGCTTGCTGTATGTTTTGCTCAAGCATTTCTTTCTCCCTATCATCAATTGTTGCCTCTATTTTAACGTCAAAGTTTGTTTTTTCGAATTCATCCTCTGCCTCTAATTTTATATAATCAACCCTGTCTGTACCTAGTGAGTATTTATATCCTTCGTAACCTTTTTTGCCAAATACAAGAATATCCCACAACCTCATCTGTGCGAGCTTTGCTGTTCTTTCTAGTATATTAAGATATGAGTTATATATGTAATTAATTGAGCTTTCCCCTATTTGCCTAGCTGAATCAAGAACACCCTTACCAACTGCCTGGTTTGAGATCATACCCTGGTCTAATGAGTTTGATCCAATCATGCGCTCAAGTTTTTGTAGCTCAAAGTTGTATAAGCTGATAAATGACTCCAGCTTTGCTGTAAATGGAACGTTTAATGGATTTATAGGTGGCCTATTATTACCCTCTGTATCATCAACCATCCCCTTATAAAATATAACACCGGTCTGCTTATAGATACGTATTAACTCCATTGGTTGTAGAGCACCCTTCCCATTACCCAAGTCAACATCAGCCATACCAGCAATATCCACAGTATAACCATCCGGAGCAGCCTGAGATATAATCTTTTGTATTTGCAAATGAGCTAACTGCATCTGCTTAATACTAGGAATCATTGTTTCAATAACAGGCTTGTTTGTCATTCTGTTATTATTGTACATATAAATAGTGTACGGTAGGATACATTCCTGCAGGTTATCGTTTGGCTTAGCCATATTCTTTGCAACACCCCAATGTAGCAAGTGATTAGTATCGCATATCCATGCGCCTTCATACTCTACATAGAATGGTTTTGATTTAACATAATCCTTACCATCCTTAACCTTATTTGTTTTATCTAATATAGTTTTACCAAACCTATCTTCATTCTTTTCGTAAGTAATATTATAGAGTGTTTTATATGACAACTGAAGAACAGGTACCCTAAATGAATCATATGGCCTTGACAGAGCATTAGCATACTGGTAGTTCCATGTGAAACTCCACGAGGCTGGGTTATTAAACTTACCAACCATACTCTTAGATAGGTTAAACAATTCTTCCTCGGTGATCTTTCCTGGATACTGCTGTCTAACGTCAGTAATTGACATATAGAAAACCTCTCCAATCCACTCGAGGTCTTTCATATCACTACGCTCACTATAGGAGAGTATCAAGTTATATGGGTTTACCTTTCTTATTTTAATCCTTCCATTATTATCTATATTGGTTTTAGCTCCAGCTATACCAAAAATTAATAGGTCATCAAGTATTGCGTTCTTTATTTCAAGCCAGTCATTGTCGTATAAGATGAGATCAATACCCTGCTCCATCATTACTTCCTCACGCTGCTTATACGTGTACCCGTAATAAACCTCTAACTCCTCGTTATCATCCGGAGTAAAAGAATCTGGGTCCTCTAACTGAATACCGGCCTGCTGTTCTATTTGTTGTATTTGATCACCAAACTCCATCCTGAATTTAGCATCTGACTTCTCCTTATTCTTTTTAGAAATACTTATAGGATCTATTGAGTTACACCTGATTTTTTCTATACGCTGATTAAACCTATCCTTAATTCTTTGAAGAATAGGAATAGCTACAGGTAGTGGAGTGAAATCAATATTAGAATATGGCTGTTGGCCATTAATATCAAGGTAGTCTAAAAACTCTTGCATAGGCTGCATTCCTGTAGCATACGCCTTATTGTAATCAAACCTGGTCTGCCTTTGCTTTTGACTAAAACCGCCAAATCCGTTTACCCATTGAGAATAAGCTGTTTTGAGCAACTTTAGACCATATTCAGGAGAGTCTTTCGTTTTGTCTGGTAATAACGGTGAAGGAAAACCGTATAGCGTTTCGTCTGCCATTAATCTTAATGTAAAATTCAGTTACAAAGTTAACTATTAAAATTTATTGTTTTTTAGTAGTTAATCTTAACCGGGTTGGCATGCTTCATAAATACGAGTTTATCACTCTTAGCCTCAGCCTTTATATTTTCAAATCCTGCGAGCAGACTCATACCAAATG